TTTTTCGATTCCCATTCGTATCCACAACGATCACACCTCGCCTTCTTCATAATCGCCCATTCTATACCTTTTCTGAGCTTCTTCAAGGTTCCGCGCTTCCCAATACTCCCGAGCCTTTTGTCGGTGCCGGATCCCGATCCCGACCTGGCGAGGGTGTTCCGGACTCTCTTCTCGAAGTCTTTGGAGATCAATCCCCCGAAGCTTTGCGTCGTTCACTTCTGCCAAGGTCTCAACGCCCCCAAGATCTTGACAGCCCGATCGCCCTCCCCGAGCGACACGAGACGACCCACAAGCGCTCGAGCGGCCTCCGAAGACAACCGACACTCCTCGCAATACTTCCCCGGATCGATTTCGTCGTTGAGATCGTCCGGTATAAGACTGTCGCACAGGTAACACAACGAAGCCAACCCGACCAACGCCAACCCGTAAGCCGTCTCGTCCGCGTCCTCCAACGATCTCACCTTCTCCGGGATCTTCATTCGATCTCCCCAATCTCCGCCGTGTGTCGCCTCTGCGCGCTTCCCGACCATTCTTCCGAATAGATCAAGAACACAAGATCTTGGATCACCTGGACGACGTATCCGTCTCCCTGGGAGTGCGGCGTCTTGATTATGTCGAACGCTTTAGCGACGTACTCGACTTCTTCCGAAGAGACCTTCATCATCGCGAAGTCCATATACTCCGGGAACCGTAACATCTTCTTCATATACGTTTGATAGGAGTCCTTCTTCGTCGGAACGTACTCCCGGATCCACTCGTCTTGTCCTAGGTACTCACTCATTTCTCTCTCCCTCTAGTTGTTCGATCAAGTCGGCGACCTGATCCTCGAAGCGCGCCCGATCGGTCGACGCCAAGCTCCCAAGGATCGCGTCCCGCCAATCCTCGACAATACCCACAAGCTCCTCGACAACGATCTCCGTTACCGACTCCGCCGTCTTGACAACGATCGTTCGGACGAGCTCCTCGTCGAGCTTCCCCGTCGTCTCCGCCGGAGTCCCCGTCTCCACTCTCGGAATAATACGACCGCGTCGTCCTCCGACCAAGTTCGCGAGATCCTGATCCTGTGTCAACTTGTCCCCCATATCGGTTGTGGTTGAGATCTTCCGACGGATCGGAACGACTTCTCGATCTCTTGCTCTAACGGTTGGCCCGAAAGTTGCGTTCGAGCGTTGTTCGCGACGAAGTCCGTCTTCCAGGGACGAGCCGCGTAGACCTCCGCGTAGACCGCGACCATCTCGGCCAAGTTATCCGGAGCCCGAACGAAGTCTCCCTCGAACGCGTTGTCCTTCCGTTGACGTTCGATCGCCTTGTCCTCTTTGAGCCGCTTCCCAACGGCGAGAAGCCTGTGCGGAGTCAAGTATTGGTCCGACTCAGCGAACGCGATCGGGACCGCCTTCTCCAACGTCTCAAAGTCCGCGTGGCCGACTGTCCTGTGCCACATCTCAACGTTTCCCTCGTCCACAACCCGATTGTCCAAGAAGCTAACCTCGACCAATAGCTTGTGAGTCTCTTCTCTCTTCATCTCTCCTCCTTGTGTTCTCGAAGTCTAGGAGGTTCCGTTGCGCGTTGGTTAGCTTGGCCCCGGCGCGTCGTTTATCGGGATACGCTTCGTCCGACCAGCCCTCCCGGTTCAACCAAGTGGACGGGTGAGGGACGAACTGAGTCTCGGGAAGATTAGGATCCGCCGCCAACCGATCGACTCCCGCGAGGATCTCCGACAGATATTCCGGAGCTAACTTCTCGAAAGCTCTCCTCGCGGCCGCCTTCCCGACCCGTCGAGGATAGGTCTCCCAAAACTTCCCGAAAGCGTCGTCGATCGCGTCGAGCTCTAACTCTTTAGTCTTCTTTAGATTGGTCTTCTTGAAACTAGTCTTCTTAAGCGTCGGGTTTTCCGGCGTCGGTTTTACCGGCGTCGGGTTTTCCGGTATCGGTGAATCCGACAACGGTTCGGACGTGTACCAATACGTCTGTGCGAACTCCCCTCCCGTCGCCCTCACTTGCTCCCGGACAAGATAGCCGCGACCCTCGAGCTCGGCAACCGCTCCCCGGATTGCGTCCTTCCCGGACTGATTGTCGCGCGCCAAAGATCCGACCGTGACGCTCCAACCCTCCGCGTGGGAGAGAAGGAGAGCGAGGAGCCCTCGAGCCTTCAACGAAAGCTCCGGATCTCTCACCCACTCGTTCGGTATCTTTGTGAATCTGTGCTCGTGACTGAGCTTCCGCCGGACTATCGGCACTCTCTCCTCCTAGAAGTATTGCTCGGATCTCCGTCTCTCCGAGTCTGGTCTCGAAACTATAACGCGCCCGAAGTCGTTGTCCAAGAGGACGAGTGACTCGCCGTCTCCTAGCGCCACAGGGACGTCCTCCGGCTCTTGTCCGGTCCTAAGCTTCCACCCGTACTCTCTTGCTTTCGCGGCCCACGTCGCGTCGCTCTCGAGCGCGTTGTTCAACCAAGAACACAGGACGATAACGTTCGCCGGACGATCCAAGAGTTTCGATCCTCCCATTCCCCGGTTCTTCCGATGGTGAGGGGAGACGGCCTCGAGTTCTCCGCAATGGACACAACCGTTGTCTCGATCGAGGAACTTCCGGAACGTCTTAGCGTTCATTAGGCCACAAGACCAATTCCCGGAGAGTCAATTCTGTGCGAGCGTTCTCCTTGTCCGAGAAGATTTTCCGAGCGTTGATCTCCACAACTTGAGAATCGTCCGCGAACGCCTCCCCGTTCAACGCGTCGAGGACCAGCTTCACAAGATTGTCGAGATCTTTCCGCCTCCGCGTCGCCATAAAGAACGACACATCGACCAAGACGTCGAACTCGAACGGCGACTCCCCGGTCTGCCGCCAAGCGTCGCGGATCGTCTTCTCCGCGACCGTCGTCTCCTTCGGCGTATAGGCTCGACCGTTCGCGAACCTAGGACGACCCTTCGTTCGGGGATCCCCTCGAACCACTAAGCGCGCGGTCTTATCTGGCTGTGCCCCTTGAACTGAGCTCATCTTCCATCTCTCTCTCAATCACCATTTCTTCGTATTCCAAAGACAACCGGAGGTACTCCACGACGAGATCGATCGTCCGACCGACCGGCTCTTGATCGAAAGCTTTCCGATCTTTCCGGTTCAACGTTGACCGAAGCAACCTCGCCACAGCGACAATTTGAGCGGTCCCCTCCGGCTTCTCCACAATCGGGAGAAGATCCCTCGTCGAGAACGAGTGATACGGCGGGAAGTCAAGGGGAGAGAAGCTCACGCTCCCCATTCTAACCTCACAAGCGGCCCAAGAGATCGGCCAACCTCTAGCCGATCCCTCAGCGCCTTGATATGACCGACAGCGGCGCGAAGCTTTTGCTCGCATAGCTCGTACTCTAAGGACAAGTCGGCGGTCTCGAGCTCCGCCGAGTAGCGTCGTATATCCATCGCGCCCTCCGCGTTGAGGAAGGCCCGAGCGTGTTCCTTCTTGAACTTGGCGCGCGCTCGGACCGTCTCCTCGTCTAACCTCGCGATCTCTTGCGTCGTCTCGTCAATGTCCTTAGAGATCGCCGCCAAAGTCTCGATGACGTCGTGAGGCGTTAGGTTAGCCACGTTTCACTCTCGAGAAGATCTTCCGACCCTCGGACCAATACCACGCGATCACTTCGCCCGCTTGGGAGTCGAGATCCTTCTCGTATCGGTGTCGGAGATCGACCGGAGCTTCCGTTCCCGGAGCTCGTCGCGAAGCCTCCTCCAATAAGTGGAGTAACGCTTCGTCGCGTTTCAACAACTTAACCATCTTGTAACTCCTTCTTCCGGTCTTGAACTTGCCGTATAACTTGGTCGGAGAATCCTCCCTCGACTGAAGTCTTCCACAACTCCTTCAACTTTTCAACGGACGACTCGGTCCGAATTGACTCGACGAACCCGTCGGGAACCGCGACCGCCGGAGCCTGGACCGGGCCGCGCTGGACCTTCTCCATCTCCTCCCGAGACGCTCGACCCTTTTTCGAGGACGAATACCCAGCGTTCGCAAGTGCCCTACCGATCGCGGACGTTTCACAGTTCTCGAGACTCGACGTGACGTTCGCCCCGGAAGTCCCCTCGATCTCGAACGCGAGGCCCGTAGCTCTCGGACAAGCCATATGTTGATCTTCGTGGTCGGTGAAGACCTGAGCTCGGACCACAAAGTATCCCCGCGCTCGATCGGCCTCCGACGACAACTCGTAAGAGACGATCCGGCCGTCCGGGTGATCCTTGTAGAACCGTTGAATACGCTCGTCTACCGTTTCGTAATCGTCCAGGTTGTATCTCATTTGTTCTCTCCTTTGTTTGCGTTGTCGTTCGGCTTCTTTTCGTCGAGGAGCCGTTCGGCGACCCCGATCAACTTCTCGATCTCTTTTTCGGCCCGCTCTAAGCGGATTGTGCGCGGCTCGAACCAAGCCGGAACGAACCGTCCCGCGACTTCCGCTCTCTCGACCCAAGCGAAGAGACAAGACTCCGCGCCCGTCACAAATAGTTGCCATTGGACTTGACGCCGATACTTGATTGGGATCGACCCTTCTCCCCAATCTTGGCCGGTCGTCTTGACCTCCGAGATCTCCTTGTGGTCTAACGAGAGACCGTCCGGAGTGGCGAGATACCTCGGATCCTTCTCCGACGCGATTAGCCACTCGTTCGGGAAGATCCCGAACTCCCTCTTCACCCACAACGAGATCCACCCCTCGCTATCGCGGCCGAACTTCATATACGCGTTGTCCTCGATCTCCGTCGGGGATCGGATCGCTTCGACAGCGTCGGCGAACCCTCGAGGAGTCGCCGCGCCTGCCACCTGAGTCGCCGTGACGTTTCCGAGGCGAGCTCCAAGCCAACCGTCCGAGTCGAGCGCCTTGTTCGCCACGAACCTATTGTTCTGTATCATTCACTAACTCCTCTAGCCTTGTTTGTAGGAAGTGCCCAATGTCTGCCAGATCTCCGACCGGCTCCGAGCTGAGAATGTCGGGACCGTCGTACAGCTCGCACTCGTACCCGTCGCCGGACGCGTAGATCGTCACCGAGTATTCTCGGACGAGGCAGGGAGTCCCGTCCGGCCGCGTTGACTTCCTCACGACGTCTTCTCCCAGACAATCGCGCGACGACCAGACTCGAGCCTCACCCGACGCTTCGAGTCCCGAACCAAACCGGCCCGGACCAACTCAGCGCGTCGAGACCGTATTCCGCTCTCTGAGGCTCTTGGCGCTCTCTTGAACTGTCGATACGCCTCGAGGAGTTCCGGATCCGTACGCGGCCTCCTGAGCGCTCTAAGGACGTACTCTTGGGTTGTCGTGACGTTACGGACGGACTCGGCCGCTTCGTGACTCGTTTCCGGATCCATTGTCCTGGCTCTAAGCGTCTTCATCGAGAATCTCCTCCGCTCTCCAACTCGTAAACTCCGTCAACCGTCGACCCAGCTCCCGAGCTTGCTCCCGATTGAGCCACAGATCCCCGGCCGCGATTGCCCAAGGATCGCCCGTAGGCTCCACGACGATCTTCTCCCCTGCCTCTTTCACGTTATACACGTTGTCTCTCCTTCTTGTTTTCGGTATTGACTATTTTCAAAGTGGCCCAAGCCAACAATCCCAGGCCCACCAAAGTCGACCCGTTGATCACCGCCAAGGGATCGATCGTTCCCGGAGCTAACACGAACACCCCGCCGAGCGCGAACACGACCCACCACTTGATCATTTGCTCCACCCAAGCTCAAGCGCGAGCAGGATCCCCACTAGCGCGCCGTTCACCCACGCGAGCGGGAGCCCAACGATCAAGGCCGCCGTATGGGATTTTTTCAGCACCCAATGGTTCGGTGCCTCGTAGCTCTCACGAACGCGTCCTCGTTGATTGCGTCGCGGCGTCAACTCCGTGTCCGCTTTTGGAAGCGGACGATCCGCCTCCTCTTCTTGTGACTCGATCTCTAGGTCCGAGTAGTAACCCATTTGTATCTCCCTCCTGTTTGGTCTTTCGTTGGGGAGTCTAGTCCTAACCTCCGACAAGTCAAGACCCGAGACTCGCCCGCGTTTCGTCCTAAACTTGACGGGGAAGAGTTTCGGACTAGACTCTTCCGCGTGACCAAGAAGAAGGAGAGAAGATGACAACACCAAGCGATTGGGAACAATCGAAAGACGAGTGGCAGATCCTCGTGAAGCGCGAGGATCAAGAGAAGGAGCTTCTCCAAGTAATTGGATCAAGGAGCGAAGCCGACGCGATCGCGGACTCTTTACGAGGAGTTTACGGATCGTCGGCCCGGATAATCACGAGGGAGATAAAGTGAACACGATCAATATCGAATGGAAGGATCCCGAGGCGACGACCGTCGGACCCCGGGGAAGTCGACACGACCAGTATAAGCAAGTCTCCGAGACGCTCCGAGCCAACCCGAACCGATGGGCACTCGTCGCAACCGACACGATCCCAGTCGTGGCAATGGTGATCAAGAACGGGAAGAGTAAACACTTCCGACCCGCTGGATCCTTCGAGGCAACGGTTCGCGGGACGAAGAAAGTCGACGGGAAGATGATCGCGTCCGAGATTTACGCGCGATACGTTGGGGAGAAGTAAGTGGCGATCGTTCCCGTCGAGATCCCGATCGAAGACCACGCGATCCGTCGCCAAGACGCGATCCTCCAACTCCAACGCGCCACGAAAACTCTTCGCCTGGCCGCGAAGCGCGAACACGAGAACGGGGACTCAATCCCAGCGATCGCGAAGAGAGCCGGCGTGACGAAGAAGACAATGTACGAGTGGCTTCGTTAGGTTGAGAAAGCGAACGGCCGCCGGGGAGAGAGTTCCGGCGGCCGTTCTCTTATTAGGGGAAGAGAGTCACAAGCCTATCATTGGCACGACTCACACGTTAAGTCTTCGGAGGGATCGACTGGGCACAAGTATTCCCCAATCTTTTCCATTTCGTTCACTCGTCCCCCGTAACGTTGTAACGGAGAACCGAAGTCAAGAGAGACATTACCGTCCCCAACGACGCGACCGAGATCACGTTCAGCCACTCCACGTCAATAATTCCAGCCGCGCCGACTCCGATCGTCGCGATCGCCGTCTGGGCGAAAGTCTTCAACGCGCGCTCACCCGCATACTCCCAATACTTGATCCACTTAGCCATCTGAGTTCCCTTCGTCAATTTTGGAGAGGCGCACGTCCTCGACGACCGCGCCCCCAATGTAAGCGGAAGCGATCAACGTCATCAACGCCACGCCCCCGGCTATTAGGTCGCCGGCTCCCATTCTATCTTGGAACACGGCCACAATCCCCGAAACCACCAACACCACGCCGACGCCCACGCTAGTCCAGACAACCCGGCGACGAATAGTCCAAGAAGGACCGCTCACTCCATCACCCCCAACACAACGGGGACCACAGCGAACACAAAGCTCAAGATCCCGACCGCTTGCCATACCCTCATCTCCAACTTTCGGAGACGTTGCTCGTGGTCCTCGAGCCGCACTTTGAGATCCCGCTCGAGCTCGTCAAGTTGGTAAGAGATTGTCGGAAGTTGGGCCGTCAACTTCTCGAGTGTGCTCTGTATCTTCTGGACCTGTACGTAAAGCTCCTTCATTGTGATCCGCGTCGACGATTCTTCGTTCATTAGCGAAGCGCCCTCCTCACGTCGAAGAACCGGCGTAGACGAGCGCTCATTACGGCCGGCTTCTTTGGTCGCTCGACCGGATCCGGCGTTGGGATCTCGACCTTCTCGACAATCGGTTCGGGAGTTGCGATCTCCGCCTTCTCGACAATCGGCTCCCGATCCGAGACGACCTTGTCGACGAGACACTTCGCCGGATCGACCGTGTCGCCCCATTTCCGCGATCGGCGAACTTCCCAATGAAGGTGAGGCCCGGTCGATCTGCCGGAGTTCCCAGACAACGCGATCGGATCCCCGCGTCGAAACTCCGCGCCCTTCGACAAGTGCGAGCGCTTCTTCAAGTGATAGTAGACCGTAAACAGATCGTCGGCGTGTCGAACGATCAGGACGTAACCGCCGGACGCTCCCGAGCCGTGATGGACGACGCGGCCGTCCGCCGGAGCAACGAGCACCGTCCCCGTCGGGAGAGCAACGTCAACGCCGTGATGAAACTTTCGACTCTTCGAGATCGGGTGAACCCGCGAGCCGTACGGTGATCCCGGGTTGACGTCGTAGCCGTCCGGCCAAGGCTTCACAAGCTTCATTGGTTGCTCCTCCCGTGAAAGTTGAAGACGAAAACG